TTACCACTTTGTGATCAACGTTGACAAGTCTCGCTTTGTAAAAGAAAAGTCCAAGGTTCCGATTTCTGTTTCTTTTGCCAACGGCGTTGAGAAATACTCTGGTCTCCTTGAGGTTTCTCTTGATGGTGGCTTTGTCACTAAACCGACCCAGGGTTGGTATCAAAAGAAAGGTGATACCGTCAAGTACCGTGAGAAAGATACCTACACGAAGGAATTCTGGAAAGACATTCTTGACTCGAAAGAATTTAAGGATTACATCCGTACCCGCTATACCCTAGGCGGCGAAGGTCAAAGCGGTCTCACCTCAATCGTAGATGATGAAGCCGATGAATCCTAAAATTACTGATAGCGATTACGCTTTTGTTGAAAAGCCGTCTTCCGAATTATATTCGGTTAAGTTAAAGAGTGGCCCATGGTCGGGCGTCGTTGTTACTTACGGAAAGGTTTCCTTAAAGGTAAACGAAGACAAAGAATCGGCCACTCTCTCTTTTCAATTCAAAGTAGACGAAGCTCCAGATGTTCATGATATTGATGAACTGGAAATGTCTGCCGATTTCAACAATCACCTTGGTGACATTCTAAGTCACATCATTCAAAATGCCTTCGACACGGGAAACTATAAAGTAGGGTCTAATGACAAACAATCTACAAACAACGATTCTTCAGAAGTTAGTGAATGATGAAGGGTATTGCCGCAAGGTACTACCATTCATTAAACGCGAATACTTTGAGGGGTCACATAAGTCCGTCTATAAACTCATCGTTGATTTCATCGAGAAGTACAATAAGTTGCCGACTCAGACGACACTCAACATTGATCTAGTAAACAGAAATACCGACATCAGTGAGGAGCAGTATGACAACACTGTTAAACTTATTGATTCACTCAAGGAGAACCCCGTTGTCCAGGATCAATGGTTGCTGGAACATACCGAAAAATGGTGTAAGGACCGCGCGGTATTTCTGGCAATCATGGAATCTATTTCCATCATTGACGGTAAGAAAAAAGAAACCTCCCAAGATGCAATTCCCGATATTCTACAAAAGGCATTAGGAATCAATTTTGATAATTCTGTTGGTCACGACTACATTGGTAATGCTGACGACCGCTTTGATTTCTATCATAAGGTTGAAGACCGTACTCCATTTGATCTGGAGATGTTCAATACCATTACAAAGAATGGTGTGCCTCGGAAGACTCTTAATATCTGTCTTGCGGGTACGGGCGTGGGTAAATCTCTATTCATGTGTCATGTGGCTTCTTCGTTCCTTACTCAGGGCAGAAATGTGCTTTACATTACACTTGAAATGTCGGAAGAACGCATTGCCGAACGTATTGATGCCAATCTAATGAATGTTCCGATTGATCAGTTGGCAAATATGCCAAAGGATCTTTATGAATCTAAAATCCAGAAGATTGCCGCAAAGACAAAGGGTACCCTTATTGTAAAAGAATATCCGACCGCTTCCGCCCATGCAGGACACTTTCGTGCTCTCCTGAATGAACTGAAACTTAAGAAGGACTTTAAGGCCGATGCCATCTTTATCGACTATCTTAATATCTGTGCATCGGCTCGTATGAAGGGTGTCGGCGGTTCCGTCAACACCTATTCGTTTATTAAAGCCATTGCCGAAGAAATCCGTGGGCTTGCCGTGGAGTTTGATGTTCCCATCTTCTCTGCGACTCAGACGACCCGCTCGGGCTTCGGTAACAGCGATGTTGAACTCACCGACACTTCGGAATCGTTCGGTCTCCCGGCTACCGCCGACTTAATGTTTGCATTGATCTCAACCGAGGAACTGGAGAAAATGAATCAGCTCCTCGTGAAACAACTAAAGAATCGTTACAACGACCCAACTAAAAACAAAAAATTCATCATCGGTGTCGACCGTGCCAAAATGCGGTTGTACGATGTCGAAAACAAAGCACAAACTCTTACTAAAGAACCAACCTTCCGCCAAGCCAGCCCTTCGGTGCCATCATTCGGCGTGACTCCGAAACGTGACTTCAGTGGATTCAAAATGTAATACTATGGAAACACAAACAGAATTCAAAGACATTGAACCCAGCTTCAATCCGATTAACTTTAGCCCCCTTTCTGAACTTTTGGTGGGCACTCAGATTACCGATCCCGTTCTTACCTTTAATGTGAGAAATAAAGAAATACTTAGAATCGAGCGAAGTGGCAATGTAATTGCTCCCGACCTTGAATCGGCTTCCGAAGCTGGTAGGGTCTTTATTGAAACTATTAGAAAAGAATTAAAATTCAAACTGTAAGCATTTTGTTGTTTACTTTGCGGTACAACAATGTAATATAGGAACTACAATATGGGAATGTTCGATACAATTCAATGGGGCGACAACTTACCTTTCTCGGAAGAGATGAAGGAGTTTGGTCTCGATAAAAACAACTGGTCCTTTCAGACCAAGGACCTTCACTGCTGCTTGGGCAACTATGTTGTTCAAGACGGTAATTTCTTTCTTGAAAAATACAAGAGTGAGAAATGGGTCGAAGGTGATGCCAACTCTAAAAATTGGTTGGACCGTATTGGTTCCCTCAAACGTACGGAACCATATCTTGAACTTCAAAAAATCACTGAAACTATTTACATATATGACTACCGTCATGATGTGCTTGGTCTTTGGGACTGTTCTATTGAATTTAAAGTTGTACTCATTGACGGTAAGGTTCAATCTACCGAACTTTTTGAGTTTAAAAAAGTGCCCAGCGCCGACAGAAAAGAGCAAGAGCGCAAATGGCATGCAGACCGAGAATACGAGAATTCTCGTTGGTACAACCGCTTTATTTTCCACACATCGCCCTACCGCTGGGTTCGCCGTAAATTATCCATTACCCTTTACAAAACAGGTTCTTTCCTTCACACAATTTCCTATAAACTGCCATGAACCATACTGACAAACGCACCAACTCGTATTCATATCGTCGGAAACTGAAAAAGTTAACCGAAGCGATTAAGTCTTACCGAGGACTTAGAAAGATTCCAGGACAGCCTCCAAAGCTAAAGTCCTCGGCGTCTCCTCGCGAGCTTGCCGACTATAAAGATAAGAACCAATTCCGCGTCGACCGCTCAACAATTCGTTATTTCCTCCTTGCCATGGAAGGCAGCAATGCCGACCGTCGCACCGTCAAGACCGAGGAAACTCCAGTCGGCGCCTAATATGAAAGAATTCCTTATTGCTCTTGTAATTGCATTTGCAATTGCATTCATTATATTTTATCCAATTGCCATCATCTGGTCGCTCAATCTTCTATTCGGTCTTACCATCCCGTTTACATTTAGCACCTGGTGTGCCACAATGATTATTTCCGGAGTATTTGCTGCAAGAGTTACCGTAAAGAAAGATTAAATACATGAGAATCCTCTGCATATCCGATACCCACGGGCTACACAAAGCCCTGGGTGATTTACCAGAAGCCGATGTTATTGTGCATGCTGGGGATTTCTGTAACCGCGGTTCCATGGAAGAATCCCTTCGGGCCCTCGGCTGGTTCAATGCACTTCCATACAAGCATCGCGTCATTATTGCGGGCAACCATGATATTTTCATGGACCCGGGTCATCTCGACTATCCCAGCAGTGAAAGTGCCATTAAGGCAATGCTTCCCGTCTCGGAAGGTTTCCATTATCTAAATGATTCTGGTGCCACAATTGAAGGAGTTAAGTTCTGGGGTTCTCCGGTACAACCAGAGTTCTTTGGCTGGGCATTCAACCGCAGACGTGGTGATGCTATCCAGAAACACTGGGACCTTATTCCAAAGGATATTCAGGTGCTCGTCACTCACGGACCCGCATATGGTTTTGTGGATGAATGTCCCAATTACAAAATGCCTTGGGTGAATGAAAAAGTCGGATGCAACAATCTGTTAAAAACAATTCAAAAACTACCAAATCTTAAAGCTCATGTTTGCGGTCATATTCACGCTGCGTACGGTTACGCTTATTCTCCAGAGGATGTATTACACATTAATGCTTCAATCTGCAACGAACAGTATGTACCTATTAATAAGCCGATTGCCTTCGATCTAACCGAACACATCGCACAGGTCTACACTTATGTTTAACGACAATCCTTACAAACACTGCGTCATGGTTCATACCGTTGACGAATACAAAGCGATGCCGCGGCAATCCAGAGAACTGGTTGTGTGGTATTGGCCATTCCCTCTTTACATCAAACCCTATGCACTCAGTGCCGGAAAGGACCTTGTAGGCGAGTGGGAAAAATTTGATGCGTATGTTAAAAAGGAGTATCCAGTGCAATACTTCTTTCGCGATACCGTTGCTGGATTCTTTTGGGACATCGAAACAAGTTGCAAAAGAATCAAACGGAAGATAAAGCCCTACATTCATCATCCGCGCGCCGAAATGCGCGATAAGGTCTTCACTCGGGAGTATAATGATCTTGATTCTATCATTGTGGAATTCTGTCTGCAATGCGTCATCGAGTATGTCGACCGTGAGAAGTGCTTTGACCAAACTCTATTTGACTATTCGGAGAAAGTTAAAACCTTCGCGGCTCAATTAAAGGAGTGTCATGCTTATGCGACCAAGGGTCGGCAAGAAATTTTAACGGAAATCCAAAAAGCCTGGGAAGATGTTCCTCTTATGATGAACGATATTGCTCAGAATAAAATGGACCGGTATAATAAAGTCACTGAATTAGAAGACAAATTGGTCGAAGCCGACACTCAGGTATGTGAATGGGTAGTTAAAAACCGCAGACTCCTTTGGACCTAATATGCTTGCCGACGACGATAACGAACAGGAAAAAAACAAACCAGACTATTCCGAGCACAAGACCGACGTTCATACTAATGAATGCGTCTTGGAGTTTGCTCACGACATTATCCATTCTGCGCAACTACAAAATAAGGACATTAAGGTATCCATTGATTTCGATACTGCAATTAATTCAGGTCAAACACTTATTGCTGCCAAAGCCAAAATCGATTCTGATTTTGGTACTATAATGGTATTTCCTAATTTCGGAAAAAAGACTTCTTGTGCCTACATTCTCAACAGAGGTATGGTTAACCGTATGCTCAAGGAGGGTTTTTCTGAAGAGTTTATTCAGCGGAATGGTGGCATTTACAGTGATGAATTTGAATTTACTCAGAAAAACGTAAAAATGCTTGGGTACTATCTCACACATAAAATCAATCATGATAACCAAAAAAGTTAAACTAATCAGCCACTCCAAGATGGCAGATGGGATGAAACCCATTGGAATTGAAAATTTCAGTATGGATCTTCAGGATCTTATTGCATTTTGTGCAAGAGTCTCGAATCCAAAGAATCAGTTCAATACCGAGACTTCCGACAAACTCATTCGGTATCTTATTCGCAACAAGCATTGGTCTCCTTTGGAGATGGTGTCTGCCTGCGTCGAAGTCAATACGACCCGAGATATTGCCCGCCAGATTCTCCGTCATCGCTCATTCTCCTTCCAGGAGTTTAGCCAACGCTATGCCGACCCCGTGAAGGAGTTGGACTTCGTAACGCGTGAGGCGCGCCTCCAGGATGATAAGAACCGCCAGAATTCCTTGGATACCGCAGATGATGCCACAAAATTGTGGTGGGAAATCAAACAGCAAGAAGTAATTGATTTAGCATCAGCAACTTATAAAGCTGCTTTGAACCGCGGCATTGCCAAGGAGCAAGCTCGTTCTATTCTACCAGAAGGTAATACGGTCTCTCGTCTTTACATCTCCGGAACGCTCCGTAGCTTCATTCATTACATTGAGGTACGTTCGGGCAATGGCACTCAGAAGGAGCACATGGAAGTGGCTCAGAATATGGCTGTCGCTTTGGCTCCCATCTTTCCGATGATTACCGAATTTTCCGTAAATGCTTAAAGATCAATCACTTAGTTTTTACGCAATCAATTTCAGCATTTTATTATTTACTTTGAACCATTTTTGTTTATTGTTATTGGTATCGATTGAGAAACAACAAACCCTCATCAAATAACAATAAACACAAAACGCAATATATGAATACGAATAACACCGCTAGTTCCAATACTACCGCTACCACCAACACTCCTCGCCGCGGAGTCAAGAAGCCAGAGGCTATGTCTTTGGTCACGAAGTTTAACTTTCCAGCCACGCCGTTCACCCTTAAGGAAGCCGTTAATGCTATTGGTATCAACCACTGGTACGTCTCGGAGTACGTAAAGAAAAACGCCACCGTTGTCGGTGATGCGCCTAAGGCCAAGGGTTCCCGTGGTCCGGCTGCCAAGTTGTATCAGATCAGCAAGTAATTGCTTCGAGATTTTTGTTCATTAAATCGGCTGGCTACTAAGCAATTGGTAGCCAGTCATTTAGTTTATATTGGTTATCAACGACTTATGAAAGTTCAAAGTATTTTGTCGGGTTATTACTAATCAACAACTTAGGACAATCTATTTGATTTACTTTTAGTCGGAATGTTGTAGGATTGTACCATAATGAATAACACACCTATCAAAAAGCTTACTTTGAAATGCACGGTGACCGGCGAGCTGGTTACCTACCGCGGCTGGGATTACATCTCTATGCGGATCGAAAGGGCTGGTTCGCTAGAGCTGCTTGAAAAGACCTTTAGGTCTAAAAAAGGCAAACGTATAGGTTCTGCTAGCGCATCGACTAAGCCGGTGAAGGTAAAACAAACAAAAGAGCAGTCGGTTGCTTCTTTTAACAAGCCAAAAGGTGAATCTAGCCCGGCGGCGCTAACGACCAGCTATGAAGCCTGTCTCGTCGATGGAAAGTACATCCTTTCTAAAAACGGTGAGGAATACGCTCAGATTGTCACTAAACCTTGAAGTATTTTTAACCCCTATTGATCATCAATCACTTAGGCAAATCGTTTTGATTTACTTTTACCCAGAATTTAGTACTATTATCTTATGAAATTAACCAAGAAACTTCCAAACGGAAAATTCCAAGTCAACAAAGCTGCGGTTATCGCTAAGCTCCGCAAATCCCTCAAGGCTAAGCATGAGGCTCTCGCCCTTGGAGTTATCCAGGTCGGTGATCGTGAACGCGATTCGGTCCTCTCAGAGATGACAAAGTACAATGTCGACAACTTTATCAACAGCAACGAGGAATAAGATTTTATGAAAATTACTCCCTTGCAAAAGAAAATTGCAGATTTAAAGGTTCTAAAACAAAAAGTTAATAAACTAGTTCCCAAAATAGATGGTAAGAAATTCAAAAAAATACAAATTTTAGAATGTATTGTCGTACCTTACTATAAGGGTTCGCAATTCGTTGATCTGCTTGACCCTAAACAGTACGATGAGACATATCTTGTTGAAAAAATGATTCGCCGGTATAACCCGAATTTAAAAAAAACTAATGGTAAGCATTCGGATGACATTTGCAAGGTGACACGAACAAAGAGCGATACTAAAACGTCAAGTTTTAGTAAGAATCATATGAAAGGGTTCCCAAATTCGCATCAAGGTCACATTACAGGTGTTCGTTCACGTTCCGGAAAATTAAAAGACGGTGCTCTTCGTGTTGTAATAACCGATCCATTTTCCTTGACACCTCATTATTTCTACCTTCCAAAAAAAGTTTGGCGAAAGTGGAAGATTCAGGGTGGCGGAAAAAATAGTAGTGGTCAGCAGCCCGAGGGTTCAATTTCATACACATACAATCGCAAAACTGGCCTTATTCGTAAATTGGAACCATACCGCGTCAACTCTTTCATGGAATTGGCTAATAAAACAGATTAATACCCTATAAGGCACCTTCTATGAAAATTAAACAAACACGCGAATTCTATCCTTCCCATCGCACGGGTACTCTCACTAACGTCTCGATCGACGAAGTGAACAAAATACTCGGATTTTCCGCTACCGAGTCGCTCGATGCTGGAGACGGTAAGGTGACGGTCGAATGGCGGTTTAAAGCGACAGTTCCTTGCGACATTCCAATGGCGGGTCCTCGTGATATGCCGTGCGCTATCTGGGACTATAAGGGCAGTCTTTCGTTCAATCAATTGAGCGTCTGGATGCCACCGGAAGTTGGCACTCACCTCTTCGGAGCAAAGTACACAAACGAAGGACGGTACTAAAATGATTACCGCAACTGAAACTTATAGCCACGTGGGCTGGTCGTACCAACCATGGATCTGCCATGACGATGGTGACTGCACTAAACTCTGGCACGATTTCGTTCATGAAAACGGTACTACCGTCTTTTGTGACTTTTCACCATACGAGAAGATGACTCCCGAGGATATTCGTATCTGGATCGATCTTTGCATGCCCGATCGAATTGGTTGTAGTCCGCTCGACTCGCAAAGTCTGTTTGGCCTTTGGCGTAAAGAACACGGAATA